ACCGTTCCCAGCAACTACCGACAAGACGATCATCGGTCAGTTCATGTATGAAGAGATGAGGAGGCTCACCGACGAGGATGACTTCGAAGTGTGCGTTATTGTTCAACAACTATTACGTCGGGCGCCACGTGAACTATTATTAAGTTTCACTGACGATAACTTTCGCAAGCTTTGTGATGAAGCGGCTGAGGAAGTCGTCCGTGAGTTTGGGGATGACGAGAAAAAGTACCCAACGTTCACACCAACCAAGGTTATTTTGGATGACAAACAACCTGCGCCCTCCGCACCTAAGGCAACAATTGGAGTTTGGGCCGACCTCACCACGGATGAAGACACGGATGCATATGTCGATGTCAAATACACCATCCCTGCAAGCAGCACACCAGTGGCCAGTGCTGCCAGTCATACACCAGTCACAACACAGGTACCTGGGCCGGTACCTGTCGTTCAACCAACAACCACCACGCAGACACCTGGGCCGGTGCCTGTTGTTCAGCCACCCGCCCAGCCTCAGGTACCAGGGCCGGTACCTCAGGTGGTCCCCGCCCAAACACCCGCGGCAGCGCCAGCCAACGGTGATAATACCATTGTGGACACTCCTCGGGCCTTACCAACCTGGAAGGAGTTTTGTCTGCAAGACAAGTTAGGCATTGCGTTAGTTGATGGTTATCTCGAGATTCAGCACGGCATGGTTCTGTTTCTCTGCGAAGTCGCAGCGACCTTGAAATGGTACGACTTCCCGTGGATCCATGAGGCTTTAGTCAAGCTTCTGGGTGCCACTGAGGTGACCACTGTCAACTCCAACGTCCCACTCGAGTATCTACCTGAGATTTTGAAGACTGAAAGCGCTGTTCGCACAGAGACTTCTATCCTAGGTGTATCACTTACCAGCTCATCCCATCGCACTAAGATCACACATCTTCTGACCAGTCTTGGTCTTAAGAGTTATTACATGGGATCCATCTATCCAATGCTCGCCCGGATTTTGACCACCCGGCCCGATTTGCTCAAGATGCAGTCAGTCACTTCTGACGGTAAGATTAATACTCGCTGGCTCAACGCGGCAATTGCCGCCTCAACGCAATACAACCTTATGTACCCTGGTTG